CTTTTTTGTTTGTTTTAATAATTTTTCCTCTTTCCACTCAGTAAGATAATTATTATACAATGTAGGCAATTCAGATGCCTCAAAACTATCTTCATAGTGAGCCTTCCACTCTAAATATGATAATGGGGTAGTTGTATTATATTGTTCAATCATTATAATTGTAATCCTTTTCTAATTTGATAATCTACATTCTTAAACACTATACCATTTTCATGTTCCCAATTGGCACTGAGTGATGATTGGGATCGGGTGACTGAATTATATGTATTATTAAAATCTATAATATTGTTTTGAATATACGTATTTTCTGTAGTATCATATGATACAAATGGATAAAACTCATAAAATAAATCCAACCCGGAAGCACCACTTATTGTTGTATCTAACGGCCAACCCCAGTTATTATATACATTATATGCAGAGAGAGGATATGTAGTTGATACTCCTGAAGATGAACCATCAACTCTTATTGTAGGTACGGTTTGGGGTTTAATAAAAATATATTGATTATTAAATTTTTGTCTAGCAATAAAATTAGTTCCGGCGGTTACTTCATATGTTAATGATGTAATCGGGCTTGTAAGATCGATATTTCTACCATAAGCAGAGGAAGTATAAAAGTGTGTATCAAAATTTTCATTAACCCGTTGATACTCTCCTAATAGTTTAGAAATTTTTATACTAAATAGATTATATAATCTCTTTAATTCAGGAGGTGGTGCTGGTGTTGTAAAATCTATCTCTTCATTTAAAAAAGCATAGAAGGATTTTATATTTTCAATTTTACAAAAATCAACATCGCTATTGTTCATAGTAAAATTTGCTATTTTTTCTACAATTGTTTTACCGAATGACGTCGGTGTTGAGCTGGCGGCTCCTACAAACGAAGTAAACACACCATCGAATAAGTTATCATATTCGGTTAACAAAGATTGAAATCTATAACTTTTAAGTACTTCTGAATAATCTATATCTTCATTAATTTTATAAACTTCAGTATCGTTTGTAGAAGGAAAAACTGTAAAAGTATAAGAACCGGTAATTAAATTATTAACAACAACTCCTGGAGGAACTGTTACCCCGATCCCTACTGATACAGGACCAAGCGGCCCATCGGGATCATAATCAATTATTTCACCAATAGATGTCGCAGGATTACTTATAAATGAATCTAATCTTCCAGTTATGTTTAATGTCCATGTTCCAGCTTCGAGCGGATCAATATTAAGATATAAAAAACTACTTAATTCTGTTGCGTTTGATGTCGTATTAAATGGTAGGTTAGTAGTACTTACACTGCTTATATTACTTGTTGTTGTTGTGTTACCGTCACTCCAGTTATAATAAAATTGACAAATATCTAGTAAAATATTATCTACTTTACCTACAAAATCAGGGCTTGCTTGTATGAATAGTCTCTGCGGTGCATTCATATCGGCATCAACAAGTATCGTATAAGTTCCATCTCCCTTTAACCCTTCTTTATAGTATGGTGGGGTAGGATCACTAGTACCGAGAAATACTCTTATATGTCCGTCTCCACTATAACCAGATATAGTTAAAGTAATTTTATACTCATTTCCGAGAGTTGTATTTATATCTTGGTATAAATTATCAGCGATTCCAGATGGATTCCCGGTTGAGTTCTCCATGTCAATATGTTCGGCATATCCGTTATCCCACGTCCAGCCTGATCTATATATACCTGAAATAGGATAATCATTTAATCCTCCATCTATACCTGCCGACCCGTATTCCCATCCATCGTGACCATCGGTAGTCCAAGTTGATGGGTCTGCAGATGTTCCTGATAGTGCCGATGTAAAATTACCATTATTTAAAGTTATAAAATTATTAATTGGTTCATGGAAAAATGGTGAATAATATTTTCCTATGTTTAATTTATCGTCTGCTAATGCAACAAATACTTGAAATTTATCACCTTGTCTTTTATATTGTATACCTGACATTTCTTTCATGCCAGTAGATGTGAAAGATAATCGACTTGTAAATGGTGCTAAAATTTTAACAGGTACTCCGAGCGTAGTACTTGTTCTTTCATTAATAGTTGCTTTTGATCTTACACGAGCTCTAGCGATATCTGTTTCTTGATAATTTAATCCACTTGTATTAATATCAACCTCTACTCCGTCTACATAAAAGCTTTTTAATTTATGGTTGCTTGTATTTAATTTAATTAATAGATTAACTTGTTCAGTTGGTACATCATCATAGTAGCTAAATTTTGTAGGATTAGATATTGTAGTAACACCTGTGCCTTTCTGATGCACCGCATCAGTACTTGAATATAATAATACTGCAGTATTTGTTGTAATGTCTTTTTCTAATGACCGAGTTATAGTATTATCTGTATTAACATAAAAGTAATGAGGGTTTAATATAGTGGTTAAACCATTAATACTATTAATACGATTATCATTAATATCATAGAATGCATTGTATGGTATTAAATGCGCATATTTATTATTAAAATCATATGGTTTTGTTTTGCTGCCACTTGCTGTGAAAAATATTGTTTGGTCTTGAAGAGTAGGATTAGGTACATCTTGCCATGAGGCTGTTACTCCTAAATTAAAAGTCTTTTTCTGACTAGCCGTCATAACTCGAGAACTTAATCCGTCTTGATATGTAATATTTGATGTATCAACTGCTAAATGTGTATCTGCATAATTATATACTGATATTGTTTCTGTTAAAGAGCTAAATGACGCTTCACCGTCTTTATTATATAAATAGACTGATACTGTATAAATTCCCGGTACATTATATGTGTGTGTTGCTGTAAAATTATCTGTACCACTAAGAGTATATCCATCACCAAAATCCCATTTTGCAGTACTGTTGGATAAACCATCAGGAAAATAATCTTGTATAGATATATTTTCACCGATTATCGCTGGTAATAATGTAAATTCAGATATACGAGTAAACCCTGAGTGTGTATCTGATAACGGATGTCCAGTTACTATCGGTGGAGGTGATGCGGATGTATTTACAGTAATAGAAAGCGGTACTGGTATAGTTGTAGGAAAATTATTATTACTTATTGAATCGCTCATTAATATTCTATTACTGCTTTATTAGATAGTGTACTTGTTACTTTAATTTTACTTTTAAATGCTTGTTCGTTTTCTATATAAGGTATTTGATATGGTCGTAATTTAAATACGGTATCAATAAATTTTATATCTTTTCCGTTATATATAGGATTATATACGCACAATGATATTCCTGTAGTTTCAACGCCTACATCCGTACGTTTTGTTACAAAGTCGACAACTCCGTCGATATTTTGAATTTCGTTATTTAGATATTTTATATCAATTGTGTCGCCGAGCTTTAAGGTGTTAATATATGTAGTAATAATACTACATACTTTTGATTTTAGCTCTTCAGTACTTATTAATGCTCTTGCTTCTTTAATTATATGAAATTCAGTATAATCTCGGTATGATATTTTTTTAGGCTCTTGATTTAATCGTACTGAAAAATCTAAATTTAAATATACTGGATCAATAAAAGAAATTTCACTGTTTAATAATTTGTACGCTGTAATTTCTCTTTGAATTTTTTCTTTTAAAGATGGTGATAGATAATTTGCTCTAGTTACTACTGACCTGTTTTTGCGTAAATTAGGTACTATACTTAAATATATATTATTTGCATCAGCACTATCTGCATAATAATATTGGTTAATTAATGCATTAGTATCTTCTGAAAAATCAGTTAATCCAAGATCATTATTAAGATATTTTAAATAATCATTTATATAGTCACTGTTATTAAGGACTGTGACGTCGTATATTAAATTTTTATAATTACGGCTTAGAAATGTTTTATAATCTGCTTTTGTAGTTAATCTATATTCTGAACTAAAGAACCTAGGAGCATTTTGTTTAATATCTGCTACGGTTTCCTCTTCTCCGAAATCAGTACTATCTTCTGAATTGGTAATAGTAACTCCGACACTCTCTTCAATACTAATATAATTAAGAGAAGTATCTTTTACATCAGCAAATATTGCATCATATCGAGCGTTATTATAAATATTTACAGATGCATTTGCTAATGCATTTTTTGTCATCTTACCACCCGTTCCGGATGATTTTAAGTAGTATATTGCTATAGCATCCCCTAAAATTAATTTTTTGCCATTAACACTATTTCCAAATTTTAATTCATAATTTTTATTTTCATTATACCGAGCTTCAAAATGTCTATCGTTAGGGTTTGATAAAAATAAGCTAGGTACACGCTTCCATTCATACCATTTATTTTGGTTATTTGTTTCTTTTACATATACAGAAATATTAAAATGATCTATAATTGTAAGGGCACCTGGTAGTAAATTTATTATTTCAAAATTTTCTCCTATAGGATATATAAGAGGATATTCTTCTATAGTACCTTCATGCGCTAACGGTGTATCTATAGGTGTCACTTCTTCTGTGCCTGCTGTTATTTTTTCGAACGTTATATCTTGTGCAAGAGTAAATGTTTGACCACCAGCCGTCATAAAGGCAAATTTAGGTATAGTAAAATAACCTGTACTCATTGTTGATTTAGCACTTATGGTAATTGGCAAGATACATGATTGTTTACCAACAGGCTTATATCCTATTAATTTAACTATTCTATTAACATTTTCATATAATTGAGCGTCTGCAAAATTACTTTCTGCACTAGTTTGATTTAAATAGAATAGTAAGGTGTGATATGAGTATGCTATGATGTCTATAAGTGCAGAGACGTTACTGCCTTCAAAATTTTGATCTGTAAAATTAATAACGTTATCGTTATTAAGACGAGCAATAATTAGTTCTCGCATACTTTGAGCGTCAAACCCAGTATATGCGTCTGTCGGTAGATTAAACTCTGTAAATTTAGCTGTATTTGAATAATTAGTCATGGTTAAATATAATTAAATCCTTCCTGTGTTAGTGTTCCTGTAGTTTGTACTTTTTGATTATTTAATGACGGTAGAATGATAGCTATCTTAATTTTATATTCATGATCATTCGGTCGTGCCACTACATCAACTGAGGCTACTGTTAGTCGTGGTTCATATAGACCTAATTGCCCATATATAGCTTTACCAATAATATCTGCATTTTCCTTTGTAATACTGTCAAATAAAAATTGTTCTAAATCTAATCCAAACTCAGGATTTAAAATCTTTTGACCTTTTTTTGTGTTAAAAATATTTCTTATAGAATTATAAATCGCACTATGATCGTAACTTAATTTTAAATCTTGAGGATTATGACTCCTATTTACAGGAACAGATTGAGCATTAGCGTTAAATTCTATATCTAAATTTAAGTCAGCATAGGTGAAGTTCCGGAAGCTGTCTTTATTTCTACCACTTTTAAATATATCTAACTTAATAGCCATGTATAATTATTTAATTTATAAGTGCTTAAAACAATAAATAATTTAAATGAGTACGTTCGATACATTATTTGAAGAACAGATTGGTCAGTTTACCCAACATGGACCTATTGCTGGAGATTATGTCAAAATTAAAGGAGATCATAAATCATCAGAGTGGTATAAGACTCTTGATGAATCTAAGCAAAATTATGTGAAAGAAATTTTAACCTTAGTTGAGCAAGGTAAATATCTCATGCTTTCTACTATTAAAAGCGCGAAATATGAAGTAGCTCAAAAAGCACCTAGCACCCGAGAAGGTACTGCGGGTACAGCTTGGGATATTGCTGATATTGTAGTTGAGGTTAATCCTGGTTTCTTCTCACATACTTTAACAATACCGTTAGCTCTTCTAGAGTTTGATATGTCATGGGATGAAGCTAGAGCAACTCGACCCGTTAAAGGGGAACAAAGCGACGTTGAATTAAAACCTAAAGACGTAGAAGATGCAGCAATTGATGTTGGTCAGCAGACACACGTACCAGACGGTGATTATAAGTTAGGTACTGCGAACTATATGCCTTAAATGTTTAAGTCGAGTATACAAGAATAGAAGTTGATCTCTTGATCTATACACTGACTATTCTGATAAAAGTATTTAGAGACTGTAATTAGACAGTCTCTTTTTTTGTCTTCAGGTATACTACTGATATACATAAAATCGAA